AAACTGGCCTTAATGGAACCAACATCGACCAGAAAATGCTGAAGGACATGAGATTGGTTGACGAAAATGATACCTATGGAATAGCGAGTCTATCTGTCAATGATCCCAGAACAAAACCAGAGGCTAGAGGAACATTGCCTGGACACGTGCGTCTAGTGGCAATGGCGAAGAAAGTCACCACCAAACCGGAAAAACTAGATCGAGCAAAGAGAGGAGTTTTGAACTTCCTGAGCGCGGCGGTCAAGGGAACCGGACGCGTTTTGACTGATGAAGAAGCCGTAGTTGGTGTTCCTGGCAGAGTAGTGGCTCTTGACTTGACCACTGCCGTGGGAGCTCCATTGAACAGGAAAACCGGGAAATTTGGAGGATCCGGAAAAAGGGGCTTTATCAAGGTTTCAATCAAAACCGAGAAAGGTCATTCGCCTGTGTCTGTCGTTGAACTCGACGAGCGCCTGCGTGAGGAATGGCAGTACTATAAGCGGTGCCATGCAAATGCGGAAGCTCCTGTGATGAAGATTCTCGGAAACAACAAGGATGAAGTCTTACCTTATCGTAAGGTGTACGACAAGAAAACACGACTGGTTTGGACATGCCCTATTGCCTTTCTGCTTGAATTGAAGAAATTCACTGGTTGGTTTACCCATCTCCTCGGTGCGAACTGGGAGAGAACAGGTATCATGATCGGCTGTGATCTCCAAGGACCAGGCTTCCACCGGCTCCTCAACATCTTGAATGACAATCCTGATGAAGTGGAAACAACTTTTCCAGGGTGCATCAACCACCACGAACGACCTGATTATGGATGCTTCGAATGTGCCCAATTGAACGGAATTGACTGGAATAAACCCATATGGTGTGGAGATTATGAACATTTCGACATCTCCATGCATCCCGACGTTCTGATGGCGGCCTTTGAAATCATTGGAAAACTTTGCGCGGAAAAGATCGAGGGGTTTGATCGCGAGTGGTACGATCTTCTCATTGAAGGAATGCTTCGAGCAAAGTACCAGGTCCATGACATCGAGTTCCAAACGCGAGGATTTAATCCATCTGGCAACTACCTCACCACCGTTGTCAACTCAGTGGTGTCATTACTGTACCTCTACAGTTTTGTATATGAGAAAGGTTTCATTCCGCGAGATGCCATTGTGGCCGTAGTAGGAGGAGACGACAATGCCTGGACACTGAGGAACGACTTCGTTGAACGACTTGGAATGTGCAATTGGCAGATCAATCAATTCGGACTGGACGGACAAGGCTTTGCTCTGTGGTGTCAGAAATATGGAATGAACTATACGACTTCCAACAAAGTTCGAACGTGGGCTGAACAACCATGCTCTTTCCCAATGACAACGGATTTCTACGGACAAACGGCTGCTTTGGTTGACCATAATGATCTGTCATGTCGACCAATGGCGGACGTCTACGCGGATGGAGTTAATGCTTTCTCTCGAGGTGATGAAGGTTTCTCAGAGATTGCACCACGATGGTTGAGTCTTCCCAAGACTCCTGGCCCGTTTTCAATCTGTGGTCAGACACGAATAAGCACTGCGATCAAGTTGCTGTGTTTTCAGGCAAAAGGAGTGACAGAGAAGGAGAGAGCGATGGCCATCCGGAATGCGACTGTCTTCTGGCCTGATTGGTGGCATGAGCGGTTCAACACCTGTGTTAGACGTGATGAGATATTCGTGACTGAAGAGGCGAAGAGCTACTGGCTCGAGATCCCAGTTGAAGACGTCCGTCAGCGTGTTCTTACCGCTGATGATCAGTACCCAGCCATTGGTATGGGACCAACGTTGAACACCATGGATGTGCAAGTCGGAGGTATAGGAGGAACATCACGCGGTTTGCCTCCTATGGTTAACAATTTTCTGCCACACGATGTCTTGGAGATCATAGAGGACATCCCAACACCAGCACCGACACCAATGTTGCCTGCTCCAACAGTAGAGGCGACCCCTGCTGTGGCTGTCCCAGCCGCAGCAAGCTATGGATACAGTCAGGTGAATGTCGGAGGGGCTGTCCAGAAAACCGCTCTATCGAAGACACCAATACCTCTTGTTCACAAGTCTGTCACCGCCCAACCGGCAGACCAGAGGTATGGCTTGACCACCCGAGTTTTACGACATGAGGCTCTCGTTGATTCAACTTTTACGGGATGGAATGTTCTTGCCCCGTTTGAGTTGTTGTCTCTGACCCCGGGCGTGGAACCAAGCAGTTGCGCCCAGGTAACCCCCCAGGAAATGGCTTTTCGAACCTTTTCCATGTGTCATGGATCGACCATCATTGATGTGGAAGTGTCTGGAGTGGCACAGAGGAGTGGGCTGCTGGCAGCGGCCTTCTTTCCGTATGAAGGACAATCATTGGCCCAGATAACACAGTTCTTTT